TTTATTTTTTTACTTAAATCAACTTTAACAGTTTCTTCTGTTTTTTTATTAGTTAATTTTTTTGGCTTTTTAATCTTAAGAGGGGCCTTCTCTTTATCTTGAATTGTTTCTGACATAATATAATATAATAATTAATAATATTTAAGACATATTAAATGCACTTAAATCTAAACCTTCAGGATTCTCAGTTTCAGTAAAATTAGTAGGCCCCGTATCATTTGTACGTTGATTAATCATTTCACTTTGTTGAGTCCCTGATATTCTAGTTCTTTTATCTTTTCGATCTTCTATTTCTGATTCTCTTGTTTTGTCTCTATCAATTCTTAATTTCTCTAATTGAACGTTATGACCAAAAGAAAATTCTAAAATTTCTTTTTTAAGTTGAGACTCTGTTTGCATTCTTTGAATTTCAAACTGAGACTTAGCTTGTTCTATTTGTACTTGTGTTTCAGCTAGTGCCTGTTGCTTTTGCATTTCTACTAAAGCGGCTTTTTCAGCTGTTTGTTGATTTGCTTGAGCTTGAGCTTGTATATTAGCTTGTTGAGCTTTTTGTGTAGCTTCAGCTTTTTTCTTTCTTCTATATTTTAAAAACCTGTTTGCTAATTGTATATTTCTAACTTCTCTAACATCTATAGCATCTTCAAGATCTATTTGACCTGATTTCAATGCAACTTGTATATTTTCTTCTAGTTTAGCTTTTTGTTCTTCGTCTGGTTCTAGATTTAAAAATATTCCAAAGTCATGAATATTTAATTTAACTAATTCATCTAATGTTCCTACGTTGTATTGGGATATGCTGTTTTCTAAAGCATTTCTAGTTAGTGGAAATTTTAAAGAATCAGCAATTCTTAATGAAACATTTTCACAAGCTCTTAAAGTTAAAAACATTTGAGCCTGAAGTATATGTCTAGTAGCTACATTAGAATTTGCTGCTGCTAGTTTTTGTAATCCAACTAATGACTGTTTATCTGGCATAGTGCCATCTCTAGCTTCATTTAACCCGGTTACGTCTCTTATCATTTGTAAATAATACTGATAAGTCTGTATTAAAGATTGTATCTTAGCACCACCAGATCCTGTTTGCAACTCTTGTATTGGAACTTTCCCTCTATTAGGATCACCATCAACTGTGCTTGATCTACCAACAATACTACCAGTCTGAAAGTACATGTTTAAAGCTTCTCTAGGATTATAATTAGTTCCATTACCTAAATCAACTTCTGCTAATCCATCTACGTCTAAGAAGACGCCGTCTGGCACAACCCTGGCTAATACTTGTTGTATTTTTAAATGTGTCAACTGAATCATGTCAGCAAAACCTGTAACTCTTGAAACCAAAGACTCTATTCTACCTTTATACATTCTAGGTGCACAAACCGCATAATTTAAATAAACTTTATTAGTGTCTGCTGTTGGTCTAGTCATGTTTTCTGATAAATTCCACTGCATCATCATTGGATGTCCAAGTACTTTAGCTCCACTATATAAAGTTTCTATAGTTCTAGAAACTCTTTGAAAATTGTCATTAGGTTCTGGGTTAAAAGTATCTGGTTTTTCTAAAGCTTTTTCAAGACCATAAGCATTTTTCTTTATTTTAAATACTTGATCTGAATATGTTTTATATTCAAAATACAAAACTTGAACTGTTAAATTATCATTTCTACCATTATAATCTCTTAAATACTCAGCGTTACCAGGGTATTTCTGAATAGTTTCCATTTCTTCATTAGTTAATCCTGGAAATTGAGTTTTTAAATCTTGTATAGAAACAGATTTAACTTCTCCAGCATAATATAAATCTTCAAAATTAGGATCATCAGTGTATGAATAAACTAAAGTTGCTGGATCAACATATTCAACTACTACTCCTCTAGCTCTATCCCATCTAGTTTTTAAAGCACCTATACCTAGTACTGTTAAATCGTAACATACCCTCTGTCTAGTTAAGTCGTATTTATTCTTGTCTAAAACCGTGTTAATAACCTCTTCTTCTGCAACTTCTACACTCTGCTTAAAGTCCATTTGTAAATGGACAGCTAATTCTTCTTTATCTTGAGGAGCAGCATCAGGATTTGCAGAATTGAAACCGTCTACATTTAAAACAGCTTTAGCTTCTTTTAAAAAGTCTTTAGCAACTATATCTGTCATTAAACCTCTAGCGTAAGCAGTTCTTTGTCTAGAACAAACTGGATCTTGCGCATAAGCGTTTATTTCATAACTCCTATCAGCTATTCCATTTACTACTATATCTACAAACTTAGATAAAACAGGTACTGGCTTCCAGTCTAGATTTAAATAAGAAAGATCTCCATCTATAGCTAATTCGTCTTTGTATTTTTGCACAGGCTGCTCACCTCTTGCGTATAGTCTTAAAGTATGATAATGATTGTAATTTACAGCATAACCAGACATGCCAGCTCCACCTCTATAGTTTCTAAACCATTCACCTTCTATCGCTCTTCCTACAGCTAAGCCATATTCTTTTGTTGCTTTCTCAGCATCAGGAACAACTTGATTTGGAAACGAACTATTATTGCTAGTATAAATTTGCGCCATATTTATTTTATAATTTTTGAAATTCCACCTTTATTATCATATCTCTTAAAGTTAAGATTTACAGGTTTTCTTTTTATATCGGGCACTGGTCTATATCTATTCTTGTTGCAAGCCATTATAGCTAAGCCAGAACTAATAGTTGCATCGTGCTTTGTTCTATTGTTTATATTAAAGACCGCCCAGTCTTCTAATGTTTTTTGAAGATACATATCTCCGTATTCTTCACGGTTTAATCCTACGTACTCTTCAATATAAGACTCTATAGCAGCCGCATGGGCTTGCTTAATATCTTCACTTGAGTTAGGTATTCCACCTATTTCTCTTTCTGTTACAGACAATTTATTCCAAACTTTATCAGGACGATTCATTGAATAACCTCTATAACCTCTTCTTTTGAAATGATAAAGTAATCTAGGTTTATTGTTTTCACAAAGTATTGGCATACCATAAAATATACAAGCCATTAAAACATCTTCAAAAAATATCTCAGCAGTTTGAGGTCTTGATATGTATTCTAAAAAGAAATGATTAGGCGGTGCATCTTCCATTGAGAACTTAGTTAAACCATGTAAAGCTCCGTTAGATCCTTTACCATCAACAGTTCCTGATATGTCATAGCTATCACAACCAAAAGCTCCTAAATGCTCATTACCTGGATATTTTATTTCATTTTTTAATATCAAATTATTTTGCAAACTAACAGGTGGAACCCAAGTTATTAAAAATCTTCCTTTATTATCTGGAATAAATAATACTTTAGTATCTCTTATACCATTGTTCCATATAAATTTTCCTCTAGTAACACTTGTTGTGTTGTTGAATTCTTGATTATAATCTATTTGTTGATATATTCTAGTAAGATTAAATAAACTTTGTTTTGACTCATCTCTAAACGCGTGTTGCTCTGTTCTTGGAAATTGTCTATAATATTCATTTAAACTATCTTGATCAGATTTTAAACCTTCTACTTCGTTTTGCCAGTGTTCAATAACGCCTGTTGTAATGTCAAAACCGTCGACTCCTTTGACTGGATTTTTTTCTCTAATGAAAACAGGTGATCCGTAATTATCCATGAATCCTTCGTAGTTCCATTCCATAGGGATGAACAAAGAATAGAGTCCAGAAGAAGTTTGTCCGTTACGATTTCTTTTTGTAACGTCTGAATTATAG